CTCAATGGTTCCAGCAAACGCAATACGGAGCATCATTCTGGCAGGCTACAAGCAATCTACGTGGATTCAAATACATTTCCAATCCTACGACATACTGATGGTAAGTAAAACTGAAGAATACCTGATGAACCTTGCGAACCGGATGGGTAATGGTTCGGTGTCTGTTGGATTTATGGAAGGCGCTGAGTATCCTGATGGAACGTCTGTAGCGCAAGTCGCGTTTTGGAATGAGTATGGGCATGGGGGTAATTTCCCATCAAAACCTAGACCATTCTTTCGGAATATGATTGCAAAAGAGGCACCTTTGTGGGAAGGAAAAATGGGGCGATTGGCCGCTGAGGGTCGATCTGGGGCAAATATATTAGGTGTAATGGGTGAAGACATCAAGGGCGGTTTGCAGGAAAGCATTAATACGTTGACAGAACCCGCATTGTCTAAGACTACCTTGATGCTACGAGAAATTTATGGCAACACTCACACAGGGATACGTGCTCGAGATGTTTTATCAGCGCAAGAATTAGTGGCAGAAGGATTATCGGGGGCGACAGGGACTCAGGCAAAACCTTTAGTTTGGACGGGTGTAATGCTTAAGTCGGTCACATACGAGGTTGAAGATTAGCATGGACCTGCGCGGAATAGCCAATAACGTAACAACCACGGTGAACCAGAATATTCCAGTTACTGTGTTGCGTTCGACCGGCTACACTATTGGGCCTGGACGTAAGCAAGTTCCATCATACGCTGCGCCGGTTGCGGGTTTCGGGCAAATGCAAGCTTTGGATGCTAAAGATTTACAGCAATTGGACGGCTTGAATATTCAAGGCAAGATTAAATCAGTGTATCTATACGGCGAACTTGCGGGCGTAATTCGCCCGGACGGCACTGGCGGAGATATTGTGCAAATTGACGGCAAAGATTGGTTAGTCGTGAAGGTTTTGGAAGGTTGGTCAACTTGGACTAAGGTTGCATGTACACTACAAGCATAACTGTCGATACCGTAATCGACGCGCTAGGGGATTTTTTGGAACCATTTGTCGATGGTGCTGAAATCATTCGGGCACAAATTAATCGCGTATCAATGCCGCCATTGCCGTGCGTTGTGCTTACTGAACTGTTTCACATTGATTTGCGGGTTCCTAGTCAAGATTATGACGAAGTTAATGACGAAGCGTTGCTGTCAGCATCTAACCGGTTGGATATACAGGTAGATTTTTATGGCGAAAGTGCCGGAGATTATTGCCGAAGTGTGGAAACCGCATTCCGTACAATGTGGGGATTCGATCAGTTCCCGGCAGGAATAAAACCGCTGTATACTTCTGACGGAATTAAGTCTCCATTGATAAGCGGGGAGCAACAATATGTATCGCGGTGGACTCTGACAGTATCAATGCAATATAACCCGGTCGTAGCAGTTCCCCAAGAGTTTGCGGAAGAAGCCACGGCAACCACAATTGCAGCAGATGTACTTTATTAACCATGAGGTGAAGCCATGACAATACCAGTCAGTTCGATAGTCTCAGTCAATCCCGGCGTGATCGGTGCTGGCGGTAGTCCGCTGGCGCTGAATGGGGTTATTCTTTCAAAAAGTTTATACATTCCAACAAGCACAGTGCAATCGTTCGCGGATGCCGATGCGGTAAGCGCCTATTTCGGCCCAGCATCAACCGAATACGCACTGTCGCAGGTGTATTTCGCGGGATACGATAACTCCACAATCAAACCGGGAACCTTGTTCTTCGCACCATTTGTTGATGTAGCTCGCGCCGGTTGGCTGCAATCAGGATCACTCGCCGGAATGAGTTTGGCCGATCTGCAAGCTCTTGGAAGCGGAACCGTTATTGTTACGGTCAATGGCGTTTCGAAAACATCAAGTTCAATCGCGCTGGGCGCAATAGCAAGTTTCAGCGCAGCGGCTACCGCAATTGCCGCCGCCTTCACTGGTACGCCATTGACTTGTACATGGGATGCGGTACGCAGCGTGTTCGTGCTGACAAGCGCAACGACCGGCGCCACTTCTACAATGAGTTTTGCAACCGGCACATTGTCCGCCGGACTCAAGCTGACAAGCGCAACTGGTGCTGTTGTTTCCGCTGGTTCTGCGGTCGATACTCCATCCGGCGCAATGGATAAAGTCAAAGCTGCCACTCAGAATTGGGTAGCATTCGCGACGATGTGGGAACCCTTGCTTGCTGATAAGCAGTTGTTCGCCGCGTGGGCTACGTTGCAAGGTTCCCGTTACATGTATGTTGCATGGGATACTGATACTCAAGCCACCACGTCCGGTTCCACTACCGCTTTTGGGGTAGTTGCTAAGGGATTGGAATACGATGGCGTGATGTGCGTGTATAACACTGCAAGTTTGGCTGTATTTGTGCTCGGGCTGATCGGTTCGATCGACTTCTCTCGGGCAAACGGTCGAACAGCCGGGGCATTCCGATCACAATCCGGATTCACGCCTACCGCGACGGATAAAACGACCGCAGATATCTTGCTTGCCAATGGATACAGTTTCTATGGTTCTTATGCGGAAGCAAGCTCCCAGTTTAATTTCTTGTATGACGGCAATCTGCCGGGTAAATGGAAATGGCTGGATACCTTTGTCGATCAGGTTTACTTGAACAGCCAGTTCCGGGCATCCTTGATTGCGTTGCTTACCAGTATCGGCGCCGTCCCTTATAACGAACAAGGGTATTCTCTGATCCGGGCCGCAATGATTGATTCTATCAGCGCAGCACTGAACTTTGGCACGATCCGGGCTGGCGTGACGCTATCTGAAAGCCAGAAAGCACAAGTCAACGCGGCTGCCGGTCGCAGTGTTGGGCAGACAATAGAGCAGCAAGGTTATTACTTGCAGATTCTTGACCCTGGTTCCACTGTTCGCGCTGCACGCGGTACTCCTGTTATCAATTTCTGGTACACGGACGGTGGATCGATACAGCAGATTAACATTGCATCAATAGACATACTGTAAGGATAAAATATCATGGCAACTACTACGATAACCAGTGCAAATAGTATCCTTACAATGATTGTTCCCGGTTTGTTCCCGGTTCCCGTGTCAATCCAGGGATACTCGACTGATGACGCTTTCATGCTTGATGCGCTCGACTTGGCTGAGACGGTGATGGGTGTGGATGGCAGAATGTCTGCCGGATACGTGCCGAAAGAGGTTAAGCTAACAGTCACATTGCAAGCGGACAGTGCAAGCAAGGATTTCTTCGCGATTCTGACTCAGGCCGTCAAGACTGCGCGCGAGGTGTTTTACATGTCCGCCACGTTAAGCTTGCCGTCAACTGGGGAGGCGTTCACATTTACACGCGGCATCCTTACCAGCGTTGAGCAGCTACCTTCTGCAAAGAAAATGCTACAACCGCAAAAGTTTGTGATTACGTGGGAAAGCGTGAATCGCGCAATATTGTAATTTAACCACTCAATGCTGGCCCTTTAACGTTCTGTATCTCCCGGGGCGGGGGCTGGCACCCATATGGAGATAATATGGCTAGAAATACGATGCAATACACCATTACCGATGACAATCGGGACAACGGTAAAACATTCCTTATTACAGAAATGCCAGCGGCTCAGGCTGAAGCATGGGCAGTGCGCGCAATACTCGCGCTGATGGCTGGTGATGTAGAATTGCCTGAAGGTATTGAAAAAGAAGGCATGGCGGGACTCGCTAAACTTGGTATCAAGGCTCTTGCGGGATTGCAATGGGAAGCCGCCAAACCTTTGCTGAGCGAGATGTTCGAGTGTATTCAGTTTATGCCAGATAAAACTAAGCCTGACTTGCTGAATCCTGCGGTAGACTTGGTGATTGAAGAAGTAATGACTCGCGTCAAACTGCGCGGCGAAGTGTGGGCGCTGCACACGGGTTTTTCAGTGACCGCCGCCCTCTCGAAATCCCCGCAAGCGGCGGTCAAAAAGGAAAATACGCGGAATACCAAAATGTAAGTGCGTTGATCGGGATATTGATATCCCGCAAACTTGCCACGCTGCATGAGCTGCAAACGGTGTATAGTCTTAAAGATGCGTATGACTTAATGGAAATATTGATAATCGATGCCTACAATAATCGACAGTCTAATAGTTAAGCTTGGCCTGGATAACTCAGAGTTTGTTGCGAAGAGCAAGAAAACTGGGGAAACGACCGACAAGCTGGACAAAGACCTCAAGCAATCCGCTAAAAGTGGGAATGAGAGTTTCCAGACGCTATCGAAAGGTGCCGTACAATTCTTGGCGATTATCGGCGGTACGGTGGCGATTAAACGTTTCATTGAGCAAACGGTTGACACTAACTCCCATTTATTCAGGTTATCCCAAAACCTGAAAGAAAGCGTTGATACCGTTTCTGCATGGTCAAATGCTACAGAGCTTGCTGGCGGCAGTGCGTCTGGTTTGCAGGGCACAATGGATATGTTAAGCCGCGCACAAACTGAATTACAGTTAACCGGGCAATCTGCGTTAATCCCCTATTTCTCGTCTCTTGGGTTATCCCTTGCCGATGTGAATGGCAAAGCGAAACCTGTATCCACAATTTTGCTTGAACTGGCCGATCGTTTTTCCGGTATGGATCGAACGACAGCAAACAACATGGGGCGCATGTTCGGTATCGACCAGGGCACCATGAATTTGCTATTGCAAGGACGTGGAGCGGTAGAAGATGTTATCCGCAAGCAAAAAGAATTCACCGTAACAACAAAGCAGCAAGCCGAGGAAGCTCAAAGGCTATATCAAGCATTCACGTCATTGCGGCAAGGTACTCATGCGTTCGGTATGAGTCTATTGTCTGACGCTATACCGTACATCGAGAAGGTCATTGACTTACTGCAAGAGTTCGGGGCATGGGTAAAAGATAATCAGGATTTCGTAGTTAATTTCCTGACCATACTCGGGGTGAGTCTGGCCGGACTTGCTGCGGCAACAATACCTATTAATACAGTAATCCTTGCGGTTACCGGGCTTGCCGGGGCTATTGCGCTTTTATATCAAGACTTCCAAATATGGAAGAAAGGCGGCATGACATTTATTGATTGGCAAAAGTGGGAACCTGGATTTAAAATGGCCGGTGCCGGAATAAATTGGTTAAAGGGGTTGCTCAATGATTTTATTTATCGTGCTGTTGCTGGCGCTGACTTCCTGTCAGCTCTTTTCTCCCGTGATTGGAAACGTCTCGAATTTGCAAAAAAAGAATTCCTTGAAGGGGCACCAAAACTAAGCGAACCTAAACTCACGCCCGATATGCCGGATGCTGTTGAGTTCTTTCAGAAACAAGGCTGGACAAAGGAGCAGGCAGTGGGAATTGTCGCCAATATCAAGCGAGAGTCAAATTTTGACCATAAAGCTGTCGGAGATGGCGGTAAGGCTTTTGGTTTGGCTCAATGGCATCCTGATAGACAGGGGGAATTTGGTAAATTGTTCGGCAAGTCTATTAAGGATTCGTCATTTGAAGAACAGCTTGCATTCATTCACTTCGAGTTGACGCGAGGCAATGAGCGTAATGCAGGAAATAAGCTACGCGAAGCACAAACGGGGCGTGATGCTGCTGCCATCGTATCAAAACACTATGAACGACCAGCCAATAGAGAGTTTGAAGCCAATGCGCGAGGCAGAATAGCTGATTTCATCATGGGCGGATCCGGTGGGAACAATACAAGCGTGGAAACTAATATCGGCGAGATCAAAGTATATACCGCAGCGAATGACGCGCAGGGTATTGCCGACGATATGAGTACCGCGATGGATTCTTTGTTCTCCTCGCAAGCTAATTACGGGTTGAGATAGATATGGTCATGATTCCATTCCCTAATGTGCCAGATTCTCCCGGCGTTCCATTAATACCGCGTTCGCCCAATTTCCCACCGCTTGCCGGGATAGGATTGGGTGTGCTGGAAGGGATTATTTGGCGCAGCTTTCAGATCGACTCACGCT